GCCCAAGGCCAAGGCCGAGCAGTATGTCAAAGGCATCATGAATCAGTATCGCAACAAGGTAACCTATGATGCTACCACGGGCGAAGTTCGTGACGAAAAGAAAACCATGAGCATGCTCGAAGATTTTTGGATGCCACGCCGTGAAGGAGGCAAAGGCACGGAAATTACCACACTGGATGGTGGTGCCAATCTGGGAGAAATCAATGACATTAATTACTTCCAGAACAAACTTTATCAGGCTCTGAATGTACCAGTAAGTCGTATGCGTTCAGACACAGGCATGAATTTTGGTCGTCAGGCAGAAATTACCCGCGACGAATTAAAATTCAGTAAATTTGTTGGCCGTTTACGTAAAAAATTCGGCGAATTGTTTGACGATCTATTACGAACACAGTTGATCCTCAAAGGCATAATGCGTGAAGAAGACTGGGATAAGATCAAAGAAGACATCTATTATGAATATACCCAGGATGCCTACATAGCCGAGGCCAAACAGGCCGAGATACAACGCAATCGCATAGACCTATTGAATGCTGTAAATCCCTATGTTGGCTTATACTTTAGCCGAGAATTTGTCTACAACGATATACTGCATCTGACCGAAGAAGAACGCGAACAGATGCAAAAAGAAATACAGGCCGATACAGAACTGCAACAGCAGCTGGCCGCACAACAGCAGGCGCAGGGGCCAGGATCCATGCAGTCAGCAGCGCTGACCAATAGCATTGGTGGTGCAGTTGGTGATCAACCAGCTCCTTACAACCCTAGCAATCCGCAGGTTGAAAACATAGATCGCCTAAGATTATTTACTAAACAACATGGAGTTAAATCATGACAATAACAGCAGACTTGGTTGATAACATCTTATTAGACAACAACGCTGATGCACAACAAAATTTTGCTGACATCATGGGAGCCAAGGTAACTGCGGCTCTGGATGCTCGTAAAGTAGAAGTTGCTCAGTCTCTAGGAGCCAGTAATGTTGAAGTTCAAACAGATTAGAGAAGCCACAAAAAATAATCCCTATGCCATAGGCATGGCCGTGGCCAAAAAGAAGGCTGGTCTGGGTGCAGCACCTGCAGAAGATTTGCCCAAGAACATCATTACCAAGGCACATGAAATTGCCAAAAAGATCAAAGCCAACGAAGAGTTTGATGATGTGTTAGACATGACCGAAGAACAACTGGATGAGATTTCCAAACAGCTGGCACTTAACTATCTGGACAAGGCTCCTAGAAGTGCCAGAATTCATGGTATGATTTCAAAAGATTATAGCGCTGCCGCTGAACGTAAACGCAACCCAGGACTTAAACAGGCTCTTAATAACCTATCACTAAAGTATAAGAAAAAAGCCTGGAGCCGTGAAGATGGCATTAAAAAGGCTATTAACAAAGTAGCAGGAGACCAATAATGGCCATAACTTCAAGTATTTTATTAAGTACCAGACAACGATATGTTATTCAACTCATTGCTACTGCAGTGGGTGATAGCTCAATCATAACCACAACCAGCCTGACTCGTACAGAAGAAACAACCAGTACAGCAGCATTAAGAACCGTAAACATACAGGGTGCCGTATGCAATGTGCCAGACAATGGCTCAGCATCAGGCGTTACCATACGCCGAGGTACTAGTTCAGATACACTGGTTCTGCAATTGCATGGTAGCAGCGAATTTCCAGGCAACCAACAGTATCCACAGATTACTGCTGGCAACACCAGTAGTATCTTTGTTAACTTTGGTTTACCAGGCATGTTAATACTGGATCTGCGCAAAGTTGCAGGCTTTGTAGAACCCAATACCAACGTAGGAGTATAACATGAAGCTGATTACAGAAACCGTACAGGACATAGAATACATCAAGGAAGCCCGTGAAGATGGTGGTAAAAGCTACTATATAGAAGGTCCTTTCCTACAGACAGAAATTAAAAACCGTAATGGTCGCATGTATCGTAAAGACATCATGGAAAAAGAAGTTCAACGCTACATCAAAGAATATGTTAACACCAAAAGAGCTTTTGGCGAGTTAGGCCATCCTGATGGACCAAGCATCAATCTTGATCGTGTTAGCCATATGATTGTGGGCCTCAAAGAAGATGGCAACAATTACATAGGTCGTGCCAAGATCATGACCGAAACACCCATGGGTCGCATCGTTAAAAATCTCATAGACGAAGGTGCTCAGTTAGGTGTTAGCTCTCGTGGAATGGGTAGTTTAAAAGTGAATTCAGAAGGTGTTAACGAAGTTCAAGATGATTTTTATCTAGCAACCGCAGCCGACATAGTCGCTGATCCAAGTGCACCAGACGCGTTTGTACGCGGTATCATGGAAGGCAAAGAATGGATGATGGTTGAAGGTCGTTTTGTAGAAAGACAATATGACCAGGTCCGTAACATAATCCAACAGACCAGAAGCAATGATCTTGACGCAGTAAAAATTGCGGTATTTGAAAATTACATAAAACAAATATCAAAATAATAGAACTTATAAATAATAGAAACCCCGTTTTAGGAGACCTTAAAATGTCATTAGAAACAAAAATTCGCGAGCTAATGGAAAGTAAAAAAGCCAAAGCTCAGCAATTAGATGAAGCTCTGGGCCAAGAAACCCCAGTGCAGCAAGGCAGTAGCGAAAAGGCTACTTATACTGAAATTGATCCACATACTGGTGCAGCTGTAAATCCAGAAGACACTACTGTTAAGAAAGGTGCTCCAGAAGCACAGGTCAAACAGGGCGATAGTCAGGATGCTAGCTATACCGAACAAGATCCACACAATGCTGCAACTACAGTAGGTAGTGCAACTGGTGCAGGTCAGAATGCTGGCAAAGGTGCTGGATCAGCTCCTAACTACGAAGCTGGTATTGATACAGCCAGTGTAGTAAATCAGGCATCAAGCCAAGGCAATGTAGCCAAAGAAGACCTTGATGTTGATGCAGACGCTACCATTACCGAAGAAGATCTCGATGACACAGATGCCGAAGGCACGGATGCTCCAGCTGAACCTCGTCGAATCGAAATGAACCTAGAAGATTTGCGCAAAGACATTGATAGTGTATTTGCAGCAGATACCAATCTAAGCGAAGAGTTTAAAACTCAAGCTAGTAAAATTTTCGAAGCTGCTGTTATTGCTCGTGTAAATCACGAAGTTGAGCAATTAACTGCTGAATTATCTGAACAAAACGCAGTAGAATTCGAAGCCCTCAAAGAAGGTCTTGTAGAAAAGGTTGATTCATATCTAAATTATGTTGTTGAACAATGGATGAAAGACAATGAAGTTGAAGTGGAACAAGGTCTGCGCACAGAAGTTGCCGAAGACTTTATGCTTGGTTTAAAGAATCTTTTCCAAGAACATTACTTTGAAGTACCAGAAGACCGTATCGACGTATTGGAAGATATGTCTGCTAAGGTTGATGACGCAAGTGCAAAATTAGATGAAACAATTGCAGCCAATGTAGCTCTTAAAACAGAGCTGGATGGCATCAAACGCGATCGTATCATCGAATCTGCTTGCAAAGACCTAACAGCAACAGATGCGGAAAAAATGTCTAAACTATTGGAAGGCGTAGAATTTGACAATGAAACACTTTTCACAGAAAAAGTAAAAGTTGTTAAAGAAAATTACTTCCCTAATGGTGCTCCGGTTAGTCCAGAGAAAACATTAGAAGAGCAAGTTCAAAACCAAGGCGAAAAAGTAACCGAACAGGTTATCCCAGCTAACATGAAAATGTATACTGAGGCCCTGGGTCGAACAGCCAAGTTTAATAAATAATTGAATCAAACAATTCCTTCAGGAGAAAAACAAATGGCAACATTAATGGAAAAATGGGCACCGGTTATTAACCACGATGCTCTACCAGAAATCAAAGACGATTACAAACGTCATGTAACAAGCATTCTTTTAGAGAACCAAGAAAAAGCTCTAATCGAAGAAAAACAAGCACTTTGGGAAACAACTCCAGTTAACGCTGTGGGTGGTGGTTTCTCAGGTCAAGTAAACAGCCCAGCAAACAGCAACTTAGCAGGTTATGATCCAATCTTAATCAGCTTAGTTCGTCGTGCCATGCCAAACTTAATGGCCTACGATGTTTGCGGTGTTCAACCAATGACTGGCCCAACTGGTTTGATCTTCGCGATGAAGTCAAACTATTCAACACAAGGCGGTACAGAAGCTTTATTCAACGAAGCCGACACTGACTTTGCTGGTAGTTCTATTACTGCTCACGCTGGTACAAACCCAGTAGCTAGCCCATACACCACTGGTGTTGGTATTGCAACTGGTGACGCTGAACAATTAGGCGACACATATGCTTTCGGCGAAATGGCATTTACCATCGAAAAAACAACTGTGGCTGCTAAGACACGTGGTCTTAAAGCTCAATACACAGTTGAATTAGCACAGGACCTTAAAGCAGTTCATGGTCTTGACGCCGAAGGTGAATTAGCTAACATTCTTAGCCAAGAAATCTTATTCGAAATCAACCGTGAAGTTATCCGTACTATCTACAGTGCAGCACAACCTGGTGCACAAACTGGTGCGACAACAACTTTCGGTACATTCGACTTAGACACCGATGCAAACGGCCGTTGGTCAGTAGAACGCTTCAAAGGCTTACTGTTCCAAATCGAACGTGATTGCAACAGCATTGCACAAACAACACGTAGAGGTAAAGGTAATATCTTAATCGTATCAGCAGACGTAGCTTCAGCGCTGAGCATGGCTGGTATCTTAGATTACACACCTGCACTTTCAACAGCATTAAACGTTGACGACACAGGCAATACATTTGCTGGTGTATTAAACGGTAAGATCAAAGTTTATGTTGATCCATATTCAGCAAACT